CAAGCGATGCTGCAAATGCTGCTTCTCCTGCTGCTGCTGCCGCTACACCTATCTGACCAACGAGGTAAACACCTGCTCCAGTTGCAGCCGGTACGCCAACTGCCATTCCTGCTTTTGCTCCTCCGGACATCCATGCCGCAAATTTATCACGCTTAACAGTTCGCATCCATTTATATTTTTTAACAAGATCTCTTTCTTGACTTTCATTAAGTGAAGCTCTTACTCCAACTCGTTTTAAACATATTTTAAATATTTTATGATTTTGGTATTTTACTTTAATTTTATCTTTACCAAACCAAGTCTTCTTTTTAATATATGACCATTTTCCATCCTTGGATATAAAAATTTTATATAAAGGACTCTTATCACCTAACTTATCTACTACGTATTTACAATAATCGGCCGGCAGAGCATCAAATTGTATTTTCGTGTTAACTATATTTGACGCAATACTCGGCCATATTTCATATATCTGTTCCTTAATAGCATCAATTTGTTCTTGGGCTAATGCCTGTGCCGTTAAGTCTAAATATTGTTCTTCTGGATAATATTTTATAGACCCTCGAGGTTCATATGGCTGTAGATATTCTATCCCAAATGGATCACCGCCATTAGTAAAATTATCTAGATATTCTTTATATTCCGCTCTATCAACACCTTTGATACCATCATCATCGGCATCTACAATATGAGGAAATGCATTCCATAATGGCTCGCTTTTTCTTGTAACATCGTTTTCACCAGTTTGTGCTTCATTACCTAAACTCGGCGTATCATCTTCAACTGCACCTGCAGGCTGCACTACAGTACACCCACCCGCATCTATTAATAATTGAATATATCCCGTTGTGCCATACCTCCCAGCATTCATAGGCGAATATGCTGATATATCATAATCATTTAGATACGCATATAATTTCATGACATCTCCGGATCTTGTAAACTTCCAATGGCCATTAATCATCATTCTTAAATTCAAAACAGCATCATCAGACTTAATTTCAGTTCCTTGAGAAACCTCATCAGACTCATAATCAGGTACTGGCCAATCAGCTATTATCATCTTGCCTTCAAACTTTTCACGCAATCTTTCTCTACTAGTCTGTTTCTGAAATACTTGATCAAAATACCTATCATTTGGATCTTCTAATGCATATAAATCCGGAGGTAATGGATTACCATCTTCATCTTCAGGACGCCTTCCATCATATGCTCGCATACTTTCTGGTTTGATATAATCACTAGGATCTCTTACAAATGGCGATTTTGGTACATACCCACTTCTAAATCTTATTGAATAATTCCAATCTGAATCACGTACTGGGTAAGACCGGGCTCTAAATTCCTCCATCGGCGATATATCACCATCACCATCTTCATCCTCATAGTCCATATCCTCATCAACAACGCCATCTAATAATAAATCAAAACTCTTTATTTGTTCCGTTGTTGCCTCTTCAATAACATCATATGTCAGCCCACGTTCTACTAACATCACTTCTAATGTCTTAAATGTAGGTATTGCATATGCAACACCATTCTGTATAAAGAATACACAAAATACTCGATCAGCAGGGTTATCTCCATCATCTTCGGTAATGTTTTGTGGACCTTCATCAATATATAGATCATGAAAATCACGTAAATCTGTTTCTGCATTTACTAAAAATAGTCCACTTTCTTTTGGCTCCAATCCTATTACAATTGGCTCCTCATCTACATCTTCAAAATACTCCCACTCCTCATCTATTAGATCATCTAATGCATCTTCATCAATAGTCGGAAATGATTTAGCTAATTGATACATTTGATATTCATCCTTTTCTGTTGTTAAGTCTAATACATTTTTAGAATTCCGATCGGCCGGCTTAAGTAACTTTTTTCTTTTCATTTGAGCCTTATCCTTAAACATATTCAATGCTTGGGATGCGGCAGATGGAGCAGTTAACTGCCCATTTTGAAAATGCTCATCATCTGGAAATTCGTCTTTAAGAATCTTAAGAATAATATCATCTTTATTAATCTCATTAATTCTATCTTCTGATGAGGCAGCATTTGTATATCTATTATTTCCTTTGTCTTGTTTTTCCATATTATCTCACTACTTTAAAATAAAAGTCATCAAATGTTTGTGTATCATTTGATCTTACACATTTCAATTGTATCTTGTAATATCTATCCGGCATAAACGAATCCATTCTTAAATTGAACCACGATCCATTTCCATCATTACTTATTTTTGTTTTAGAATTGTTATAATCTTTATCATCATATATAATAACATCATTTGTTACTGAATCATATATTGCATATGAACTAGATACCGGAAGTCTTTCTTTTGTCGCATACCATGACGATGTTGTATAAGATTTAGTAGGAAACTGTGGACGAACTCCTATTCTAAATCTTGCTATATCTGATGTTTTATATTCTGGTTTGATATTTTTGATATATGGCACATATGTATCTGCAGTTATTGGACTTGTTCCGCCTACATTAACTATATCATCCCATCCCACTTCTAATCTTGGAACAAATATTGTATGAGACTCTCTACCAAAGAATTTCAATGAACCCATTGTTTCTCCAGAATGTTCATCTACTTTAGGTCGCTTTATAATTAGACCATGATTGGGCATCACTCCATTAATCCACCCTCTAACAATACCGGTGACATCTATTCTAACATCTGGAGATTGATTTGTAAATACTTGGCTTCCGGGTGTCATTCCTGTTAAGCCTTTAATATACGATCCACCGCCATATTGTTCTGTAACACCATTTCCATCAGCAGCTGCTTGATGAGATCCAGTATTCCATGCTAATGATGTTCCGGATCTATTATACCACGATGCACCAACATTTGTCTTAGGAGTATCTCCTACGGCGCCATATCCATTATCCCATGATTCGGAAACAGGAAGAGCTTTTAATGTATATGTATGTAATAAATCTTCTGCATCCGATGCATGCAAATTTAAAAATATTGATGATGATAAACCATGTGTATGTGGCATTGGTATATCACCGTTTGCTACCGATGCAGATAAAGCCGTTATCTCTGTCCCAAAGTCTATTAAGATACGGCTGTTATAAGAATTAGAGCTTATCACTCCATCAACTCGAGACCCCGATGTCAATTTTGTCAATTCTAATATCTGATCGATACCTGTATTTTGTGTTGGATATCTTTCAAATAATGTCGTATCCTTTTCTGCGTAATATATTCTATACATAATTTATCCCTTACGGCTTAACAGCCTTTCCTTTTATATCTGCATTCGGATATTTTATTTCAAATATACTTGGATCTAATGACGGATACAATATGTTATTTTTTATAGCACCACTAATATCATATTCATTCCCAGAATATCCTTTAGTAGTCTTATGATGATTCACAAACTCAAATGTCGGAACACTTTGTACACCCTCTAACCCATCCAAATCAGATATTAGCGATGAAATATTTAACGGTCCATTAATTTGTAATCTATCGTTATGTAATAATGTTTTAAGTCGGTCTATACATCTTAAAACAACCTCATTGGAATTATTATTCGGCTTAGGTATAACTTCAAATTCTATTCCTAAATTAATAATAAATGCTGCTTTTATATTAAGAGCATCTGTTAACATTCTATATTGCGAAAGATATGTCCTTAAATTTTCTAGTAAAGCATTATTTGCAACAATGAACTTATCTGTTGAGTCTTGTGCTAAAATATATAAATTTAATGCATATGGATTAGATATTGTCTCTGCAGGATATGTTTTATCATGTGCATTAATTTGAGTATCACCTACTATATAAGCCTTTGCAATTGTACCAAATCTAGATGGCATGGAATATACTCTCGAGATATAATCTTCTCTAGTTATCGCCCTACTCTGCGCAGCAAAGGATGCCATTGCATTCTCTCGTATTGAGTCTAAATTTTGTTTTGATCGAGCTCCCTGTGCTGATTCATTATTAATGACCGCTAAAGAAGTTTTACTTGAAGACAAATCAACTATACCTGTTTCGTTTAAGTAACTAACAGAATCAATATTAACTATAGAATTGACATTCACATTTTCTTTCACAGATCCACCAAAAGAATATTTAACAGTTAATTCTGTACCGGATGGGGCTATACCATATGTACTAGTATATAGAAAGTTTGATGGGTCTACAGTAGATGTAGTAGTTCTTCTTAAGTACTCTAACCCATGTCCAACATTTTTAGGATTAGGAATTATTTCTTCATCCGCATCAGATGATACACCGGAACCAAATAATAATTCAATCCTACTGTCATCACGTACTCGTGATACAAATCTTCTTGCCGTTTTTCTTAATTTCAAAATATACGGCACGGTTGATCTATATTCTGACAATTCCGGATCATTGAATGGTATATTTGCTATATCTTCAAATATCGTATCCTGTGCTAAATAATCTGTTTCATACCATTTATTAGCAGATGTATCTGTAACACTTATTATATCTATTACATTTGTATCCGGAAGGATTATCTTATCATATGGCTTAGGATCAGTGAATGTAAATTTTTGAGTCTTAATAGTACCGGAGATGACCTTAACTTGTTTCTTCAATAAATATCTAGCTACATTTCCACTTCCGTCAATTTCATATACAGAGATTTCAGAATCTTGATTAAAATCTACTGACTCTTCTGTATGGAATATTATGCCATCATCAGTAGATGTCTCCATACCAGATGCTAATGTCAATGCATATGCCATATCAGGCTTTGCATTAACTCCTGTGCCTTTCGCCGGAACTAATTGGAATATATCTAATGTAACAGTAGCAGGAGCATTTAACCTTGGCTTATAACCAAACAACTGCGACAACATTAATACATTAGATGATTCCTCTGCCGATGATAACATAGATTCTTTAAATGATGCGTCTGTATAATATGATAATACATCGCCCACATATGATGCCATTTCCATAAACATCATACCCGGAGAAGATTCATTAAAATCTTGATAAGTATCCGGGAAATAATTTTTAGTAAAATTTATTAGATTTTGTCGAAATTGTGAAAAATCTTTATTTAAGTATTTTACGTCTTTCTTAATTAAGTTTGCCATTGTTTAACCTTTCTCTTTAATTCTTTAATAAGATCCACCTAAGCCGGCACTAAATGCTGTATCGGCCCCAAATGTCCCTACTTGTTGTAATTCAGTAGATGTATCCACTTCTGTTACTTCAAATGTATTTTCGTTAGCTAGAATATTAATAACAACATTGGCACCTATTGTAGTAATCTTAAATTCTAAACGAATAGTTAATGAATGCATATCTGCACTAGGCTTAACCGTTGTAGATTTTAGTTCAACATATGGTAACCAATATTTAATATCTTCTTCAATCGTTTCATTTAAGATATCTCGGATATCATTTGTATTATTTTCAAATAAAACTTTCTTTATATTTGTACCAAAATTAGGTTGCATATATCGTTCACCCTTTTGAGTTAAAATCAAATTCTTAAGATTTGACATAACAGCTTCATGAGTTGTATATGAAGATTCAAACACACCCTTCCCTCCAGTAGTCGCACTAGAATATGTAGTATCTACTGCCTTCCCTTTCGCACCTTTATTTAATGGTAACAAAATTCCTATTGCGGTATCTTGTGATTCATTTGGTTTATATTGGTATATTGGTCTTGCCATTATCTAATGCCTTTCTTCTTATCAATTGCTTTCATCAATGCCGAATAATCCTTTGTCATTGCACCTATTGCAGACGCAACCTTTTCATTTGACATATCAACTGCCTCTCCATTAATACCCTTTACCGCTAATGGTTGTTGCCCCATGCCAAATGATTCTGCCATATCCGCTTTAAAGTCCATGGATGGCCATTCAGCATCTCCATTCATTAATGCCGGTGTACTTGCAGTTTCATTCAACATATCATTTAATATATCATTTTTAGTAAATCGTTTCTTACTAGCCGGGTTCTTTTTTACAACCGGCTTTGCTATCTCTTGAAGATTAATATCATTTTTGCTGATCTGCACTTCTCTTAAGATAGGTTTTAGTTCTGCTTTAATTGCATTACGTACTTCTTCCCTAATTACCTTACGTAATAACTTTACGAAACCATCTGTCTTCATAGTAAATTCCCTTTTTAATAAATATGTTTAAACCGGTAAATAGGCCGGTAGTACTAACCTTGAGACTACCGATCGAAGAAAGAATCTTGCTCTGGGCCTGTTAAATCATCTGCTGTCCCAAGTTCACCATCATTCCCGGCCCTCCATGATTTAATTTCTTCTTCAGTATCTTGTTGTTTAGCACTAACCAACATTTTTGCGTCAATTGCATTTTGATCTAACTCATCACGAACTGCAAATGGCAATATTGGAATATTCCAAGTTGGGATAGGTATTGATAAAGGATTGAATATAGACCTTCCTAATGTATAATTAACTAATATTGCCCATGAAAGTAATTTTGCAATATCAATAACAGTACCATTCCTCTTTCGTACTATATCAAACCATTTTTGTAAGTTTCTAATCTTAGGCGGAGCTATTCCGGTAAATAAAAAGGGCGACATTCCCATAGCATTAAATTGCGCAAATGTATTTACTGCATCTTCAATGCCCTTTGTTTTATTCATAGGAGGTGCTACGTTATATGCAACTGCTGCTGGAGCAATTCCTGTAAATATGCCTATTGTTGGTGGTATAATTCCTTTTGAAAAATTTGATAATGCGTTAGCTAAAGCTTTTCCGGTAAGTGGTTTGTCCGGGTTCATTAACACAACTGTCAATTCAGCTTGCAACTTCGATCGTTTTGGGCCTAATGGCATTATTGTTTCATCTTCTTAATTATGCCTTTAATTTTCTCGACTTTAGATCGTATTGATTTAGTCTTTGTCGCATTTACTACAGACTTACCCTTCGAAGCAACAAAGGCTGCAGCATTCAATGGAGGGCCTGATGGGCCTACTCCAGTCGGATGAATAGAGGTTGCATTACTCTGGGCAACCTTTCCTATCTCTTTATGAGCGGCTTCTAAATTTTTATTCTGATCAATTACTTCTTCGATTAACTTTAATACTTGAGTAAAAAACTCATCCATATCAGTCTGCCATTTAGGAGTAGCTATTTTAACATCCTTCTTCGCAATTAATACAATCTCATCTTTTCGTGCATTAAGTATTAATCGATCAGACCCTATTATAACCTGAGGCTTCATATATACACTAAGTTTCTTAACATCCTTACCAACCTTTTTCTGAGCTAGTTTAAATTTATTAAATTTTTGTGATGATGTTAGGTATACAAATGCCGAATCTTTATCTGGATTTTCTATTGCGAAATACTTATCTACACTACGGCCGGTTCTTGCATCCTCAACACCGCATGTCAATGCTACAATTGGATCACCTTTTTTAGTACCTGTCCAAAATGGCTTGTTTTTATAATATAAAGTTTCTGGTGGTAAATGGGTCGATGAGAATCTTAAGATACTCCCGAATCGATCTGGGTGGTTTGTGTCGCCTTGGAATGGCTGGATGTATACAATATCCTGTTCTTTAAAACTCAATTGAGAAGGCTTAGCCCCTACGCCTGACTTAACTATAGGTGTTGGAGCATAAGTTCCACCTCCTACGCCTACATCTTGTAAGAATGGCAATATTGAATTATTTACATTTCCATGAGTATTTACTACTTGAGTATAATACCATTTATTCTGGCCTCTCGCGGTAGCCTTTCCATCAGGTTGTTGTATACATAATACCTGTTCTCCATATAAAGGTATTGGCATTCGATTTGGGTCTGCAGGATATGCATAATCTTCTTTAGCCGCTGCTCCAGCCATACGTATACGTATAGTACCGGGAGGCAACTCTAGGCCCTTAAGATCTCTAGTCTTCTTGTACTGAGTCGGTAACCAAGTCTGTATTACTTGTGCCACTTCGAACTTTGCTTCTGCCATCCTTATCCTCTGATTCTGGTTTCTGGTTTAGTTTTTCTATCTCTGCCTCAGCCTCTTCTAACAATTTAGAACGTTCTTCATCAGTTAGGCCATATTCGTTACCATCATCATCTTTACTCCCGGCTGATATAATACGTTGGCATATAGCTGCTAATTTAATTAATGCATCATCGTTCTTAACTGATACTTCTATATAATCTTTGATCATAGGGACGATGACAGTTGCATCTCCGGTATTTTTTATCATCGGCTCCAATCCTTTAATCAACGAATCGATTTGTCTAGACTTCTTTTTTGAATTGTGATATATATCACGCATCAAGTCAGAAAAATTAGTTCCTTTAAATAATTCAAATTCTGTGCTCATAATTAGCCCTTTAATATAAATATAAAGGTATACTACTTTAGATCAGGTAGATTATATGCACTTATGATATGTCCTGATTTAGAATATACTTGATACATCTTAGCATAATCCCTTTTCATTACATTAATAACCTTAGTAATATTTTGGGTCTTAAGTTGAGTCCTTTCTCTGATTAGAATATAAAGTGCTTTCTTATTAAAATTTTCGATATTATCACGCATTCTAAATAATTCTAAAATTGTATCAGCTACAATTATATCTCGTTTGTTTGTAAACACTACATTCAAATGATCATCATACCATAAACACCATTGGTCAGTAAAATCACGTAACGACTCTTGGTGATCTGTCCGAGACTCCTCGCCTTGTATATTTCTGTTTTCATCGACAGCTGTTAAGTCTGATCGTTTTTTCATCTTAGCATAATTAGCATTATTTTGAATAATAAGATAATTCTTAGCTACTATAGAAAAATATGAAAATGCTTTTCCTTTACCTTCTTTAAATTTACCTATCTTTTCTGTTAGGAATGCTACTACCTCTGCTTTAACATCTTCGTATGGAACATCAAAATAACTAAACCTAAATGTATAATATATATTTTCTACTAACTTATTAAATGGATAGTTAATATATTCACGAAAAACTTTATTACGTTTTGCCCAACTCGGTTCGAAGTTATATGCAATAATTGCTTGATCAGTTATATAAGTAAAATATTGTTTTTTACTAGGCTTACGTCCCCTCTTCTTTTTAGGACCATTTTCTTCAAGGTCTTTCATTTCCGCTGCATGCCATATGTAAAATGCATCTACTGGGCTTTCTTCTAGTGATAAAGAATTTGGGAATTCTTCGATTGGCTTTTTATCTTCTGGTTCTTCCATTAAAATCCTTTATTTAAGTTATCAAAAATTTCTTTCATCTCTTGAAAAATAAATCCTGTTTCATCATCAGATTCAAATGACCCTAACCTATCTAGTTGTTTTAGTTTTGAGTTTGATTCTCCGACTTGTGTTTTCAGTTTCTGAAAAAATGTATAATACTCAGTATTAGAATTTTCTAATTCATCTATATATTCAGACTGAGATTCTTGTTTACGTAATTGGTTTATATTAACAATCATTGAAATTGCTAATAATGCCGCTAATATTATTATTGTTGTCATCATTGTTTATTTCTTTTATCAAAATTTTCCATGTCTTTCATAAATCGTTTTTGTCGTTCTACTCTCTGGCCTTCTGCTATCGCATACCTTCCTAGTAAACCTATTGAGATAATAACTACCAGTAATATAATTGTTCCGGTCATCTTATTTATCTCCAAATAAATCTTTAAACATCTCTTGTGCATTAACCGTTGTGGTTTGATCAGTTAATCCTTTTTTAGCATATTGCTTTTTAATAGGCGTCGATGTTGCTGGTTTATTTTTATACCACTTTTCAAATTCAATTCTAGCTGCCATACAATCTGCTTGATGCATTACATATCCTAAATTAGTTTTCAATTTAGAATCTGCTGTCCTTGACATAAAGTATGGTTTATTACTTTCATCATATAGCCCATCTGTCAATTTTATACCTAGCATTTCGTTCCAAGTGATGCTGATATTATAATGTTGCAACAAATATATAGATAGGTCATTTACGAGGCTAAAAGGGTTGTTAGGATTAATCTTATACATCTTTCCTTGATTCTTTCTATGCCACTCAGAATCATTAGGAATGTATATTTCATTCCCTTCTCCCGGAAATCCCATTTTACCTATATCATGGTTCAATGCAACAAATATTAATTCTTCTTCTGTATAACCTGACATATCTGCTCCACAATCTCTCCAAAGACAATATACTTGCTTTGCACATTTAATTACACGCAACACATGGTCTACATATCCACCTTCGAAAGCATTATGATAATGATCAAAACTAGATGCAGGCTGCATACACATCCTTTCTTCCATGTCCATATACATTGCTTTGAGTTTATCCTTTCTTTCTCCTTTAAAGTTGTCATCAATAACTTTTATTAGATCATTCCAGTTTTGTACTATTTGTTCTGCTTCTAATTTCATATTTTTTATTTTAAATTACTTGGTCTATTACACCAATCGCTATTAGTTCTTCTGCGGAGAAAAATGTATCACTTCTCATTTTATTCTTCCACCATTCCGCATCTTTCTCTGTCTTCTCTGCCAACATACTATAAATGATTTTTTCTAAACTTTTAACATTATCTAAATATGCTGTTATGTCGCTCATTTTGCCTCCCAGGAAACTTGATGACTGATGGAACATAACTGTCGATCGTTTACTCATCATCCTTGTACCAGTACCACATGTTAAAATAATTGCAGCTGCGGAAAATGCTCTTCCCCTACAAATTGTATTTACTTTAACATCTAATGATTCTAGATAATCAATGATACCGAACATCTCATAGATATCTCCACCTGGAGAATTGATCATTAAATTAATTGGAGCTGTTTTGTCTGCACGATGTTGTAATAAGCTTCTCATACGAATGATAAAATCAGTCAATGTATGATCAGTTATTTCATCATTAATAAAAATAACCGAGTCTTCATAATCTAATAATGTTCCTAGTTGATTATGTAATGCTTCATATAATGATGCCTGAGGTTTTTCTATTACTAATGGTTCCTTCTTCTGCTGTTCTTCGTATATACTCATCCTTTCCCTTTCTAATTTATATTAATATAAAGAAAATGTTTCGTAAGTCCAAATATTATCGAATCTTTTTTAATTGTCGAGTTAACTTCTTTAATTGTGATGTACCCGAATTAAGATCT